CGTATTGTAGATTATCCTCTTCCATAGTCCATGCACCATTAAACACAGCACCGTTCTCGTATGTTTCAAATCTAAATAGACTTGGCCACATGACTGCTACAATTGAAGGTTTAATAATAGGAATTAGGTTAACTGCCAATCTGGCCACAGTATCAGCGCCGGCGCCACCCAGTCCTGCATTGTAAACACTATAATCAGGAAAATAATCACGACCAAATTGTTCCGGCCAATTATCCTGTTGGGGAACTCCTACTCCAACAGTATGACTGCAGCCCAACGTAAGAATTATAGGATTCATTCCGTTAAGATCAAATTCACAACTTCTAAATCCGTGTGAATTATATTTGTAGGTAAAACTATCAGCACGCCAGTTTGGATGGCCTTGGTGTCTGGTCCCTTGTATATTATTAAATCGTTCTTCACTGTCTAAATCAGACAGGCTAAACGCCATCTCTTGATCACGGGGGTATGTGCCAAGATCTAATGTACTACCTAAAGCCCAGTAATTATTTTGAGTTGTCATTTTTAATTTTGCGCTTTAACACGTTTTCTTTTGATTGAGGGAACCAATGTATATTTTGCTCACGTCCGTTCGGACATACATCACATTCGGGTATTGGTTGAGCTTCAGTACGTTCAAAATAATCTATATCTTCTTGGGTTGCAGTTTTTAAATCGATCGGTTTATAATTTAAATATTTTTGCCAGTCTGGGTCATCTAACTGATTAGTTTCTGTTAGTACTTTAGGCAATGCTAATAACCTAGGGCATTTATATAGTTTACTGTCTATGGCCGCTGCACAAAACGGACTAATACATCCTATCTTAAAGGAACCATCTGGATCGTTAGTAGCAAAAGGTTTTATTTTACCACCGACCATTTTAAACTGTGCTTTAAATCCGTGTTCATGAAACGTATGCAACATAAAATCAATCTTATTATCAGGAATATCATAATGCATATCATGTATCTTGTGTATACGGGGATGACTTAAAAAATATTTTAAATTTTCATAATATTTTTGTGCTTCTTTACTATCTGCAAATCCTGCCAAATGATCATCAATTGATAAACGTATATTACCTACTTCTAAAAATAAATCAACGATGTCGTCTCTAAATTTGTGTATCAGTAATGCATTTGTACTAATATTAATAATTGAATTTGGAAAAAGTTTTCTAACATGCCGTGCCATAGGTACTACTTTTTCATGCCAATACAGTGTAGGTTCACCGCCGACTAATGTAATCATATTAGTAACATCGTCGACATAGTTAGCAAAATTAGAAATAGTTTCTAAAATACTTTCTATACTTGGGTCGTAGTCTTTATGAAAAATAATGTCCGAACCACTATTGCACCCTTTACAGGCCAGATTGCATTTAAACCCATAATAAAAATTCATTATTTGAAGTTTAATTTTTTTCATGAGTAGACTTTAACTCCGTATAACTGTTCAAAGCGATCAGCATCGGCACGATCGTTGACCATTGGTTCACCGCGGATATTTAAACTTGTATTAAGTAGCATAGGACATCCTGTCCATGTAAACCACTGCTCTAATAGTTGTCTAATCCCCGAGCCATCATTTGGCACAGTTTGCACTCGACTTGTTCCGTCAACATGTACAATAGCAGGAAACAATTCAGGATGCTTACAGCGAGCCACTGTCTGCATATAAGGGCTACGATCCCACCCAACAGGCATATCAAAGTATTCGTGTACTAGCTCCTCGAGTATAACTGGTGCAAATGGTCTAAACTTTTGTCTACGTTTAATTTCATTTACAGTATCCTTGATCTCAGGTCCTCTAGGGTCTGCTAATAAACTACGGTTACCAAGGGCTCGCGGACCAAACTCCGCCCGGCCGCTCGCCACGCCACAAATCTTATTTGTGGTTAACTCGGAAATGATACTTTTAGTAGGGTAAAGACCACAAATATCATGGCCAAGGAAAGCATCTTTCCAAACCAATCTTCTGCCCAGTGCCATTGCAGCTGCGCCAAGGCTAGACCCGGCATCGCCAGGATTAGGCATAATCCAAATGTTATCAAAGTATCCCCCTAATATTTTATTTGCACTACAGTTAAGTGCCACACCCCCACAATAGACTAAATTACTGTTTGGCGCAAGGTCGCTGGCCTTCATCATAATTGTTGCTATTAAATCTTCAGTGAGTTCTTGTGCAGCTCTAGCAGTATCTTCATCACTCCAATTACCTTTGATCTTGCCAGGTAAGCCGATGTGTAGATTATGTTTGAATATCATTGCCACTTCATCTTCTATCAGACTGGCTTTAAGATTGTCAGCTTGAAACCAATTCTGTTGCTTACCCCATCCCGCCATGCCCATTAAGATATATTCTTCGTCCAAGGGTTTAAGTCCAACACTTTTAGTAAATGCACTGTACATCAAGCCAATGCTGTGTGGGTATTTTTGTCCCCAAACTTTCTTATATTGTGCTCGGCCATTGACGTAATGTGCAGACCATATGCTTATTGTATCCCACTCACCAATGGCATCGATTACCACAACTGTTGCATCGTCAAATGGACTCGTTTGAAACCCCGCAGCCGCATGACTTAAATGATGATTGTATGTACTAATAGGAAGATGATGTAATCTACTCCACGGTGCTGCTTCTGACAGCATTTTACGCACACTCCAATCTTTAGTTAGTTCGCTGTACTGCCCAGCATACAATTGACGAGTCTTCTTAACCCAAGGGCGTTCATAGTAAGCTACAGTATCTACATCACCGTAGCTAAGTGCATCTTTTATTAGATCGTTGTGTAGTTTAGGATCGTGTTTACGTTTGCTGTAGCGTTCGCTATGCCCAGCAAATAAGATCTGACCTTGGTCGTTGATTAATGTTACAGCGGCATCATGGAAGCCGGCCGATATACCTAAGATGTTCATATATTAAATTTGCTGCCTCAATGTGTGCTTCTTCTCGCGGATGTGTTGTTGCGAAAGGAAACTTATTATCCTTTGCCCAAGTATAAAATCCTTTATGGCCAGAGAACCAATACCAATTATTTAAATTAAGTTGTTGCTGTAATGTTTTAATGCTAATATCATCTAGATGTTTATTAACATTATCTAATAGACACTCGTCTACTCCCAAAAACAAATAAGGTATATTACGTAATTCTAAATATTGTTGTAGTAGCACAATATCTAATAGACTATGGTAAACTTCCCAATACTCGTATCCGCCAATCTTACTGTAAAATACACGAGCAAAATCACTTATACCCAATGTTTGTTCACGCTGTAATTTATCTAGATGGTGTTGAAATACTATAGGATTATCTATTTGAAAATCTTTTTTAATAGTTTTTTCTGCATTATCCGAAACACTCCAAGGACTGATCTGTTCCCAACTACTATTAAAATTAAATTCGTATCTGCCAGGGAAACTCCAGGTAACTATTACTTGCTCAATATCGAGATATTGATCGCATGTATTCATTACACTGCGCCTAATTGCACTGTTACTGTATCCAGGTTCTGCAGCGCACACATACTCTAATCCCATATCTCTGGCTATTAATGCTGTGTAAGTATGTTGACTGGGCACTTCTTTAGGTGGTGCAGTATCGCTTAAGATAAAACAATCAGCAAGCTCGCTACCGTAAGTGAAACTATCGCCACCGGCTATCAGACATCCCATCCCAATCCCTTCATATGGTTGTAAACTTTGTCTGCTACCATTTCATGACCACGATCTAAGAAATGTTTACGAGGACCTATTTCACTACCGTAGGTCCATTCCATCATAGTGTCAACCGGCCAACCTACATAAAATCTACCGTCAATTTGATCTAATAAATCTTTGTTGACTTCGGCGGTACGATTGTTTACTTGGTGATTGCCAAAACTATCTAGCATCAAATATGGTTTATTATTGGCCTTAAAGAAGTTTTGTATTAGAATAATGTTTAGCAAATATTGTCTATACAAATAGTCATCATTATGATGGCGACTAAAATAATCAATTATTTCCCAGCGCCAGTCGGCCCACCCTCTATGTGGCAAATGGCCACCGCCTGGCCATAAGTCGTAGAATCCGGCTTCGTCGGCCATTTCAATACGTGCAAAATGACTCCAGGCAATGATAGCCATGTCGTAATTATTAGTCTGTTCAACACAGTGGCGCACCATGCGAATGTTACCGCTACCTGGTTTGGCTAGATTGGTAACTTCATAACCTAACTTAGTGCCTAAAAGAAAAGGCCAGGCGTTGTTTAAATCGCTTAGTTCTTCACCGTATGTAAAACTGTCACCTACTGTAAGTAATTGCATTATTTGTAAATAAATGGATCTCTTTTACGCAATTCTTTCAACTTCTTACGATATGCTATTTCTAACTTGATACGATTAATAATGTTTTTTAACCAATTCATTAAATTTCTCCTTAATTAATATAGAGGCTGCCAAATGTGCATGTTCCAATGGATGTCCATCTGGTCCTATATTGTACTTATTTTCAACTGCCCATTGATAAAAGCCTCTTGGTTGTTGTGTTTCACCTGGTTCTGTACCCGCTGGGAATAAGTACCAATGGTCCCAGTTGGTTTTGGGGTCTAATAACTCTATTAAACAGTTGTCTACACAGGTAAACAAGTAAGGCACATTGTGGTATTCGCAATACTGTTGAAACTCTAATATAACCCTAGGACTGGTATATACAGTATCTCTACTAGGCCAAGTCCAACACACAACCACTGCTTTAGGCAGACCTTGTTGTAACTCTGCCCTAGCACGTTCTGCAATCTCATAGTTACCTATGCCAGGATAGGCAGTACAGATATAATTATCACCGGCTAGTAGTGCAGTAAAAGTATTGCGACTATATCCGTTAATACCACCGTGGGGGCTATCTTCTAGCTCACTGCCCCAGACCATACTATCGCCACCAGCTACTACTTGCATACACCACCAATGATTGTGATTTGTCTATCAATAAAATCTGCATCTGCCCAGGTATACTTATATTCTGTATAGGCATTTTTGGTTTTTATACTGTATACGTCTAAATGAGTTTCTAATAATGCCCAAATAGTCTGATACTCTTCTGTGTTAAAACTACGTAATAAATTCACCTGGCCAACTTGGGGATGGCCGATAGTTAAACTTTTATCGTTAGGGTCAAATCCGTTGGCTACTAACCAATCTTTAAATTCGCTAAGTTTAATTTTTTGCCATTGATAGTTACCGGGATTATTTGCCCATTCAATATCAAAATCGCCAGCGGCTTCGGATTGACTACGTAATGTACTAGTAGTTAATTCACTTATACGACTGTCGCGCCCCTCATCACTGAATACTTCCCAATGATGTTTGCCCACTGCTTTATTGACTCCAACAAATACACCCCCAAGTGATCGATTAATTGTGTCAATGCCGAACAATTCATAATCACTTTCTTCTAATACAAATCGCGGAGCATTTAGCCAGCACATTAGTTGACTGGGCCGCATCCATTCAGGTGCGTGTAGTTCTTTTCGATAACTCAGTGCCCAGGATTCAAATTCATGACATAATAGATTAAGTTGTCGAATGTGCCAACGGGTAGTGGGGTCTGCAGCAGTGTAATAAGGACTCATCTGACCAGATACTCCTTGTAAATCTTCAAAGTATCTATGTAAGTGATTTAACTTATCGTGAACAATATTACGTACTGCTGGTTCGTCACCAATTGGATCATCAGTCAAACAATTATCCATTGAAAAATAATCATCAATTTGATAACCAAGGTTAGCTTGATTAATTGCAGCAATACTATGATTAACTTGATTTAAAATATACCAACCGTTACGAGGACTATTAGCAAACCCAAAGAAACAATAGTTCTTTTCTAAATGATAATTGTGCTGTATCAGATGATTTAGCGCATCAAGCCATTTACGGCTTAGGCTATTGTCAAATACATCAACATATACAGTTAAATGACTGTCGTTGCCCTGTAAAACAATTTCAATAGTGTCAATTAATTGATTGGTACCATTCATAAACATCAGGTCTCATTGATAATATGTCGGCCATGGTATATTCATCGCCACGGATATCTTCTAATTGTAACACACGTTGCTTGCCTTTGTCAAGTGCTAATTTCCAAGTGTCTGGGTATTGCTCTTGGAATGTAGGTCTAGTTTTGAGCTGTATTAATATGTCCCTAAGTGAGTTATGAAGGGGACTACCCAAAATTTCGTCTATCCATGGATATAATATATCCTTAGGTAGGGCCAATGGCGACATAATAATATCAGGACTAAAACTAAAGACTACTTTGGCAAGAACATCTACATCCAATTCTTCAGCAAGGCGGCTAATGTTGGCGACTTCGAACATTCCGGGCAATGTGAGAGTGAAGTCAATGCGCATTTGGCGTCGGTGACTTGCGATTCTAACTCCTTGACGGAAGTTTGTAAGCCATGAATTATAGTCAAGTCCTGTTCTAATGTATTCTCCAATTTTACCAGTTCCGTCGAGACTGGCACAGATTTGCCAATCACGTAGCCCAGATAGAATGTCCCTATAGAGATTGACGCCGCGATAGTCGACACGGCTAAGATTTGTATTGTACCTTGCGTAAACACGTTTACCATCTCCTAGTTCAACAATGCGCTTCATATAGCGCCAATGTTGTTCGTACATTAGTGGCTCCCCGCCTACCCAATATACTTCTTCTACTTGATGACTTTCTACAGCACTCGCAAACTCTTGTTCTATTTGACTGTCTTGAAAAGCAGTAATCTGCTCTTTGATTTCGGGCTTCATCCAATTGTTTTTTGGATTCAACCAATTGATCATATTGTGGGTGCGCTGTTCTGATTCCCAGGCGCTAGATAACATATCTCCACACATACGACATTTGAAATTGCATAAGTTAGAGAATCTATAATCCCAACTAACAGGACGAAGTGTAGTAGTTCCGTCTGCGTCGGTATTCTCTAGTATACTCTGATATTTATGACCAAAAAGGCTATCAAAATAACTACGGTAAACTGATGTGTTCAATAGCTTGTCATTACACACTTCACACTCAGGTAGGGTTTCGCCGGCCATCATGCGTACCCGTACACTTTTCATATGCTCACTGTTCCAGTGTTCATCTAATGTAATTGGAATGTACTTGCCTGTGCCAGCTTTAGTATCAATATACTGTTCAAAGTTCTGTGCGGGCTCGCGACTAGCACAGCACATACGTCGCTCAGTCTGAGGACTTAGGTATGTGTGTACCCAAGGTGCTAAACACATTGTTTGAGGTTTAGGTTGCATGTATCCACTCTAAGGTTGGGACAATAAATTCGCGGTCAATTCCGTTTAATACCTGAACTCTATCATAAAACTTATTGTAATTATGTTTAATTTTTTGTTCTGTTAGTGGATCTAAATAGCGGTTACAATCAAAATTTATAATATTATTGTAGATAATTTCTAATCTATCTTCAAAAAACTCTTCAGTATCATAACTCTCATCAAACAAATGATCGTATGTTTCAAATCCCAAAGAGCGTAGATGTGCTAGTGTTCCTGGCATTCCCATCAACATAAACGGATGCTGATGTGCTATAGGTTTATATGTCTTTTCTGTAATAAACAAGTCAGCAGGACAAAGTTCATCTGACCTAAGTCCTTGTTGTTCTTTTATTAAATCTGAACAGCCATAATAAGTTTCAACAGCCACAGTGAAATATGTGTCATCATACCATTCAGCCTCAAACTGTCTATCCCAGCCAATGCGTGCTACTGGATTAGTTTCTTTAGTAACTAAATGTTTTCCGTTGCACAACCGTTCAACGTAACTCCAGGTGGCGCGGTCTAATACATTTTCAAATCTTTCAACAATAGCTGTTCTAAACTGTTTACTTCTTTTAATTGGCATGAAAAACAAATTAGTGTTTGTACGATTGGGGACATAGTTTTGATATTGAAAATTCTTATCGCAAGTGTACCAAAGACTTTCGTTATACCAAAACCAATTTGGTACATTGATGACATTCTTCCAACCATAGTCATGTGAATTCTTACAACCCAGTACTACTAAAATATTATCTAGATACGGCTCAAAATCACGTGCTAGTAAGAATGGACGAGCTTCCCATAAGTTTGCTAAAATTACTCTGAATCCGTCAGATAAGAATTTAATTAAAATATCGTTGTTAAAAAATTCCGGACGAGATACAACTAATATATCAGTGTCTTTATTATATGTGTTGGTATTATTGTAGTTATTCAGATCAAACTCTTTTTGGAGGATCCATTCTAAGTAGCTACTGTTTAAATCTGTCCACCCAACTCTGACTAAATTTATTTTATTCATATCCCATGGCCTTGGCTATTTCTGGGTGTGAGGTTAAAAAACTTTGATTCCGATATCCATCTGCTAATTTCATAGCACGCAAGAATTCCTGGCCGTCACTGCCTTCTCCGTTTTGAATAAACTTAATAATACGTAGAATTTCTGCACGATATTTAGGTTGCACCTGATTATTGGTTAATTTATCAATAACCAATTGTTGTGCTGCTGTAGTCATACGGCCAATACACATGTGCCACGGATCGTGTAACATGTTAAAATAGACATGATCAAATGGCATATTTTGCAACCATTCGCACATCTCTGGTAAGTAATAAACATTTTGTACGTTGACTGTGAGACATAATTGTATATTAAACTTACTGTTATGCAATTCAAAAAAGCGCCATAGATTGCGTTCTACTTCCGCCCATTTTGCGCCGTATCTTTCGTATTCAAAACGACTGCCGGTATTGTCGATACTAAGTGCTACTTCGACATGCTTAAAGTGACTCCAGAGCTCGTAGCTGTCCGGAAATACAGTTCCATTGGTATTATAGTGTATCTCAATATTTTTTGCATAGTCATGCTCTACAGCATAACGCAATAATTCAAAATGTTGTTCTATTAAAAAGGGTTCGCCACCTGTAAATTCTAAATATCTAATGTTAGGTAACAGTGTCTTTAAGTCATCCCAAAACACTTCTGTTTCTCTCGGCCAGGCGCCCTGTTTAATCCATAGATTCGCTATATGATCTTTTCTATGTTCTTTTGGTATATAATCTAATTCTTCTTTAGCCCACTTACTACTGCTCCAACTGCCGCATATACGACATTTAAGATTACAAATATTTCCCAATTTAAGATCAATAAACCACAACTGGTCAGGATTGGTATTATTAAAATCAATATTATCGTAATATTCTTTTAATCTAATTCGACTGTTGATACGTTTGCTGGTGCGCCCTGCAGCTTCTTCGTCCCAACAACGTCGACAAGTTTTTGGTTTTTCACCGTTAAGAAATTGTTTTCGTAAATCCTGCATGTATTCACTGTGGTATATTTCGCTAAGTGAATGTTGTAGCAAATTATACTTTTCACCATTCGATTGTGTAATCTCATCGTCAGCCAAACAACAAGGCCTGGCGCTGCCTATCGGGCTAGTTTCAACACTAATCCAAGGAAGAATACATATTTTTTCAGGTAATGCCATTCAGTAGAATATCCTTTAATTTTAAATAGCTATCGTTATCAAATCTTATATCATCATTGATGTTTGCATGTTTACTTATTATACGTTCAATCATGCCCGGATTACTATCAAGATGAACTTTAATTTTAAATTGAATATCTTCGGGCATTAATAGATTTTCGTATGGTGTTAGATTATATAAATCTTGATAAACTGCTGTTTTTGGTCTTGAACCAAAAAATTGTTCTACACTAGCATAATGTAAAGTAAGACTATCAATGAGTTGATTTAATTCAGCTGTATTTCTGCTCATTGGCAATCGTAAACACAGTGCCACTTCTTGTAGTATTAATCTACGTCTGACACGTTCGTAGAATGTCAATTCTGGGTTATCTTCGAGTATCCATAAAATATCAGAACCCGCAGACGAAATAAGCCCAATGTCTTCTTGCATATTCCATAATGGAGTTTGTGGATGGTGGGTATACGGAGTTCCTAGCGTGAGTTTATAAACTGTACCGCTGGCGCAATATTTTTGATAACGTATAAACATATCTACAGTATCTAGAAAATCTTGCCAGGTTTCTGTAGGGTAGCAACTAAAAAATAATAACACGCAGACAATTCCGCGACGGTCAAATTGTTCTAACTCAGCATCAACATCTGTTGTAGTAAATTTTTTCTTCATGTGTTCACGCACACTATCACTGCCGCTTTCGACGCCAATAGTTAACCCTTCGCCGCCGCTGGCTTTTAATAAATTATAATATTCATCATTCAGCACATTCGATACAGGTCGAGTAATATATTGCCCAACCCATTTAATTTTTTTATCGAGGTTTGTATTGTTGTAATTAGCTAAAGTTCTGATAAAATCATTGAAGGCTTTTAAACTTCCATTAACCAAGCTATCGCTCATATAGAACTTACTTACATTATGTTTATTCTGCAGATGTATCATTTCTTGTGCAATGTGATCACCTGAGCGAAATTTAAATTTCGGCCATAAAACAGGTATGTCACAAAATGTACATTGTCGCACGCACCCTTTACTTCCAGTAATAGGAATTATTGGGTCATTGATATAATTGTATGTGTTAATATCATAATCGTCAAAATCAACAAATGGAATTGTTTCTAAATTAATTTCATTGATTGAGCCATTGACATTGTCTTCGGAATTGCCCTGCAATAAATCAATGATGGCCTGTTCACCATCGCCGTGTATTACCTTATCTACTATGCCGTATTTAAGTAAAGTGTCAGCAAAGTTAGCAGAATAATAATTTCCAAAATATTTTTTTAACTTGTTTACAAATTGTAAATGATCAGGGCCAAGAGCATAACTGCTAGCGCCTCTACCACCTAGTACAATTTTAATATTGGGTAATAATTTTTTAACGGTGTCACATAATAATAATGTTGCTTTATGGCTTTTATAACTGAATACACTGATACCCAACCAAGCAGGATTTTTCTCTTTAATATCTGAAATACAAGCTAACAACCAAGATTTAATTATTTCATTATCTTGATCAAAGAAAAATTCAACTACATCACTGGTATCGCTGATAGGTGTACTAACATTTTCAAAATTATATTGAACTGAATAGAATTTGTCATTTGAACCGCATATATCTCTCAACAATATATTATAGTCAGCAGTTTTTGCTTTAAATCCTGCCGCATTGGCACAGGCTTTGATTATGGCAGGGCTACTAGGTGGGTATTGTAGATCTAATACCGGAACAGCAACTATTAATAAATCTAAATTAGCCAAGATACGATCTCAATGAACTTAGCTCAGGAAACACCTGTTCAAACGATTCTTGTCTATATTGATCTAATCTATCATTTGTTCGAAAAAATTCTCCTAGTAAATAACTACGATCATCTTTCATCATGATATTAACTAACCCCTGATAACTACCTATTGCACGTCTAAGATGGTCTTGAGGTTCTAACCATTTGATATGATCATCTATTTTATTTTTTGCCTCAATTTTAAATTTCTGCGGTAAGACGTCCACTCGATCACGTTCGGGTCCTTGTAAAATATTAATATTCCAATCTTGTGCTTTTACGTATCCTTTGTTTACCCAATCTTTATGAAAGTCCGATACGTGCAATACGTTATATAAACTAACCGTAGCACTGACATAAAAATCTGTATTTGGACATACTTCTAACATCTGTTCTCGATTACGTTCAATTTGATCCCATTTAGTACCTTTACGTATGTATTCAGCGCGAGGACCCATTGCATCTAAACTTGCTCCTACCCCCACATTCTGAAATAATTTCCAATATTCTAAAACATTGTCATCTTTGAGTGCCAAACGACTAAAATTTGTATTATAAATCAATTTGACATTAAACATTTCTCGCTTGACAAGCTCTTTTAATATACGATAGTGCTCTTCCATCATTAGAGGTTCGCCACCGGCAAAATAAATTTGTTCGAGATAAGGAATATGCGGCTCTAATTGTTCCCACATATCTAATTCGGTGCGGCCAGCGAACATAATCCTGGGGTAGTCACGTTTACCATATAGTTGCTCTTCCTCTGTATACCAACTGCTACTAAACCAGCCGCCGCAAGTACGACAAGTAAAGTTACATAGGTTAGAGAAGCGCACATCATAATAGCGCAGTTTAAAATCATCGTAGGTGCCATCGGTTTTAGTAGCATCTACTAACCCAATGTGTTGTCCAAAGTTTTTGTTGGTACTGTTACGCATGCTCATAAAACCGTTAGCCTCTTGCTCGTAACACTTAGTACATTCTTTGCAGGGTTTTTCTTCTAGCATGTTAGTACGCATTGTTCTATATGCAGGCTGATTCCAAACTGTTTCCATACTATCTTGCTTAAAATTTCCTACTGGGTGTTTGTCGTCACCCAGACAACAGGGATAAGCACGACCGTCCGGAAAGGCATGCATGTGTATCCAAGGGATCATACAAAATACATCACTCTTAGTTAACCGATTAAGTTGGTCTGTTCGTAGGTCATCTTCACTAATATATACAGGTTTACGTGTATGATAATGATGATTCTTATAGTAGTCGTCTTGTTGTTTATCGCTCATAGGGTTAGTAATACCTGTTGTGCTACTTGTTCGTGATCTTTTTTAGTAGGATGGCCTAATCCTTGGCGCCATGTACCGAAATTGTCTACATTAATGTTTATGCTGCCAATTGATCCCATACAACAAGTTTCAATTAATCGCACCCCTCGTTGTTGACATAAGATTCTAGTCATATCAACATAATTACTTTTTTTAGTTTCGTATTCTTCACTGTCAAATTTATACCTAGTAACAGTATCATAAATTGTAGCTAATGGATCTAAATATTCTGCTCGATCACTGCATATTCTAGGATGCAAATTGATATTACTATCAGTATAATCTTTGAACTGTGTAAATGGTTGTCCTTTTTCAGCAGTAGCACACCAACTAGGTATGATAAACCATTCTCTATTATCTGTGCGCCAATACTCTCGCATGGTACTAGTCCATCCTACAATAACAAGGGTAATTTCTTGGCTTTTATATCTGACTAATGTATTAACTACATTATGGAATATACCTTCATTACTAATACCGCATACAGAATAATTTTTACACTCTACACCTAATGTATTTGCTACTAAATTAGGATAACTGTATTTGACATTATCTTCGTGTTGATTTGCATGCACAAGTTCTGCACCGTGTGTCACTGAACATCCAAATGCTAAAATCATAGTGCGTCGTACCAGTCTGCTAGTTGTGGAAATGTATATTTAAAGTCTTTTCCACGGCGCTGGTCATATTGCTGATAAAAGTTTTTAAAGTCACGCTGTAATACTTGTAATAGTTGCGGATCTTGTTCTGGAGTGCGCAGGTATTCTACCAATCTACGTAATTGATTTAATTCAAACTCGTGACAGAATACATCATCGGCCATAATCTCATAAGCACGGGCTAGTTCATCAGCATATTGCTCACGCATTGACAATGGTAATACTAAGACACTCTGTAAGCTAGGAAAGCGCAAGATATTAAGACTAAAGTTAATACTATCACGGCCGTATTCACGTTTAAGATTAACAATGTTAAACAAGAACTCACGTAGGCTTAGTAAGCATAAGGCATTGATTGTACACATGATATGTAGGCCGCGCAGTCTTTTACTATCCAGTAGATAAGAAACATTGCCAACCCATTGATCCCAATCCATGCCATCACGAATATATATTGCGTGTCTACCAATGCTTTCGTTGCTAGTGTACAAATCCAATTCGATACCTTGTGTAGCATCTAATAACCTCTCAATTTTATCTTTCTCAAATCCCAGGTTGCTGTTTATAGCAAGCCGTGTTTTGCTCTGACCTCTATGTTCTTTAAACCAATCTATTAGACGCCATGTATAACCCGACATTAAGGGCTCGCCGCCTGTGATGCGCAGTTCTTTTAACGTCTTGTGTAGGTCTGTTTCCCACCACTTAAAGAACGCTTCAACGTAAGGATTGACTTGATCAATAGTATAACGTTGACTATGATCGTGAGCATGAGTAAAGTGATTGCGTCCGTCAGATACAAGATGTTCATAGGCTCCATTGCGTTTAATATCTCTAACCCAGGCTGTACTGAAAGCAGGGTTACAATAGCTACAAGCAAACTGACAAGTTCGGTCGAATGCGATTTCCAGAGTTTGTAAATTAACATCTTCTTGATAGTTTGTATTAAACGCTGCATCTAAATCCTCGTCATTATAAATTACTGTTTTGTATACGCGATCACTAATTGACTCAGGAACATCAACTCCAAGATACTTAGGATCTTTATACATATCCTCTATTTTCCAGCAGTAATCACAACCTGCAGGTCGTTCACCTGCTTGCATCTGACGACGCTGTTCTTTTTTCTCAAGTGTATTGTGTATGGCTTTGGGATTAATAGCAATAGCATTAACATCAATAGCATGTGGCAAGGGATGATGGCAACTAGTAGTTTGTCCACTGCCTAACCATATAGTAGCATTGTACCATTTAGCCGCGCAGAAGCTCTCTGACTTAATGTCAATTACCCTACGTTTGTATTCTAAATCCGTTTCGTTATTGATTTTCGGCATGCCACTTGCACTCCTGCCAAAACTCTTTCATTTGTGGGAATACATCTGAGAAATAGGTTGTATCAGCTCCGCCAGCACAACGACGTTTGTCATATTCACTAAAGAAGCGATAGAAGTCAGCACGTTGTTCATTGATATATTTTTCTGTAAGTTTCTTACCGTTCTTCATCCAAGCAAGGTCACGTTCCATACGTTGTATTTCGTAATCTTTAAAACCATCAAATCTATCTTCACCTTCTTTGATTTGATGTTGTTTCATCCACTTAATTACATCTTCTAAGATACCTGCATAAGCTGGTGGTAAGATTTGTAGGCTTTGCCATTGCGGTGTACGTAATACAGGAGTATCAAACCAAACTCGTTGATATGTACTACTATACAGCCTGCGTAAATCTAAAATATGTTCAAGTTGTCGTTGCAGTCCTAGTAGACTTAGATTATTCATAGTAATAATATATGTAAGACTGTTACGATTAGGGACATCATTTAAGTATCTATGTACGTATGCTTGATTACGCTGGAAGTTCAACCCCCTACGAATATACTCAGCATGTTCAGCGATACCTGTATCTAAACTTACATACTGCATAAAGTGTTCAATGCGTTCACCTGTGCATAATTCTTTAACTTTTTCTAAATATTTAACAAATAACCCTTCTTCAACACTGAAGTTACTAGTAACATCTACATGTAAATCACTCTTAGGACTTGCTAAGATATAATCAAATACACGATGTGTGTTCTTATCCATAAGCGGCTCTCCACCTGTCATACGGAAGTGTTTTAAACTGCCGTATAGTTCAGGCCACCATTTCCAGAACGCTTCCACGTAGGGGTTATGATCTTTAACAGGAATAGGTTGACGTCGCCCTTTAAAGTGACTAGGGTCGTTGTGCGGTTTTGCTGTGGGATATGCTCCCCAACGATCGATATCTTTCTGCCACTCTGTACTAAATTGTGGACTGCAATAGCTACATGCTAAGTTGCAGCCATGACTAAAGTTTACTTCTACATAACTTGGCGTAACATCAGCGTCCCACGGTAGGGCTTTAATAGTATCGTAGTGTTCGGCGGCCCAGGGCTCGCCACTGCGATAGTGACGATCACTTAAGTGTCCAGTATCTTCTATATGCCAACAGTAATTACACTCTTTTGGCTTTTCACCTTCAAGCATTTTCTTACGTTGTTCTTTTTTGTGCTGTGTGTTATGTAATGCGCTAGGGTGAAACTCAACAACCTGCGCATCTATTTCGTGCAAGGGTGGATGGTAACAGCTATTGTTAAGTCCTGTAGGTAAGTGCAGGCTTACCTGTTGCCATTTGGCTAAGCAAAGACTAGGACCTAACTTGTCTTGCATTTCTTCTGCAGCCGACATGAATACTGATTTACTCACGGTTCATTATTCCTTTGTTTACAAAATTACTCTTGTAATGATGTTTAAAAAATTTACTTTCTGCTGGATCCATATCTATAATAGGTAATCCTAATCGTGTACGAAGTATCTGACCTAAGCGTTGGCAATGTTCTACTGGTTCATTGATACTTTCGTATTCCTTCCATATTGCCTCAAGCGCATCAAAGTCTTGTACCTTGCGATAGTCCCAATCTTCTAACATTGTTAAATACGTACCTTGACGTGCTCCAAATATAGCCCAAAAACCATTCTCTACGTCTGCGCCTACAGTTTGCCAAATACATAAGTTATCATAGTTACGTGAATGTACACGTTTTTCAAACTCTTCTAGTGTAGGCTTTGCTCCGCGGTCTAGGCACATTTTAACACCTTCACGGAATCCCGCACGCCAGGCTTGGAACGGACTGCTATTAGGATATGTTGTACTGTAGCAGTCACTCATAGCCCAATAGTTTGGATAGAAGCAAAATTCTACATCATTCTTAACGTCGCCGTCGGTATTCTCATGCGTTTTCATTGCATAGACAAAATCCTTTGTCCAACACGATAGGCCACCGTTGCCGTACTGGAGAGCATTAATATGATTACGGGCACGCCAACGGAAAACACAGTCTCGATTACTGTCGTCAAGTCTGAGTTGAAGATTAAAGAAGGCAGGGTCTGGAAGATTGTCACCGTCGATGAGTACAAAACGATCAGTGCTACTAGCATCAGCAGCTGCTTTGTGAGCTGCGTCACTACCCTTGACTCCATCTACTCTAACAGCCCACGGAACGATATTTTGTATCTTAATCCAGTTAGCTTCTTTATTAGGTTCATCATAACTTAAATAAACAACATCTAGGTCTGCTATATCAACTATTTGGCTCATAATATTCTACACTATTATAGGTTTCATCTGACTCAATTATTAAGCCAGCGTGATGTTTTACAGTTTTAAATCCTTGATTACTACGTTTTAATTGTACACTAATACCAGGGTTCATGTCAATCTTTATTAACCGTTTTTTCACAATATCTACATGGTATTGCGTATAGTTAGTATATGTTTCTTTATCGACTACAATATATTGCTCGTTTTCTGGGTGTTTCTGCATACTACACATGTAAATAGCGCCAGTTTCGTCGTAATGTAGGCGATATTCTATAGGTTCCGGTACAATAGCCATGGCGGCCATAGCAGAGTTAAACTCATCTAACCATTCTTGCGAATTCATCTGCATACTCCTTGATTAGTTCGTCTGTAACCCATGCTTTATCTTGATAGTGCAAGGGATGGTATTGATTAATGTTATTAATTCTAACCATTGGCACAGGTGTCTCATACACTACTAAATTGTGCCACGGTGTTGCTGTACTAAACTTATTAATTTTTGGCTTCATATGTGTAAAGTTAATAAAATCTACACCAGGTATAGTACAGTTTTCTTCACCTACAATCTTTGCAGCTAGGGCATACACTACATCAGTAGTTGGGTGTTCATCATAACACTTAATTAAGGTATCTTTAACCGTAGTCCAGTTTTGAAATATCTGTCGAGCATACCAAAAGAACTCTGCGGCTTCTTGGCTATAACGGAAATACATAATGCCATTATAAACATCAGGTAGTTGGTTGTCATCAAACACTTGTCTATATGTTCTGTCATCACTGAGTTTGCCTAGATAATCTCTACATCCTTGGCCAAGTACAATGTTTTTAAGTCTAAACGTAGTCCACCAATGCGCTATGCTACGAGTGAATACAATGTCGCTTTCTAATTTGATTGTTTCTTTAAACGGCGTTAGATAAAACGCCTGCCATTCATTAGACAATTTCCATTCAACGTTAGCTGCTTCGTCGTTCTCAATGGTAGTAACATAGTCGAATACCTTGCGATGCTCATCTGTCACTAGCTCTAAGGTAGCTTGATCAACTGCTACTGCATACAAACTACCTGGCATAGTTATCTTAATGCTTAGAGCTTGCAAGTATGCTAGGCGCAGATAATCCACATCTAAGGTGTTCTGCGCAATAGTAAAAAATCCTTGCTGTGCTTGATATTGATCTACTTTGCGCATATTGTATCTACAAATTCTTTAAAGTTATCTGATAGCAAATAGCCTTTATCCATAACGTGTATGTTCTGACGAGGGATTACGTATCCTTTTTCTCGTTCTTTAACTACTAGCATAGAATTCTTCACAGTGATACTAGTTGTAACATCAGCAAAGGTCAGCATTGGTGTAACTATACCTTGGTCAAAATTTGGATCATAGCCGTTTAGAATATTGTTAGCAATAGTAAAAGCATAGTCGTTACGAAAGTTTCCCTCACGCATATGATATAGTTTCATGTAGTAGGTATAGTTGCGTTGTATACGGCCCACTAGGTCAAACAACATTTTTGTTTTAGCTGTTTTGCGGAATAGAATGACTGTAGCCCAAAGATAATCAAGACCAAACATGCCCATCTTTAACTTCCACGCCGTAGCAGGTTTATTATTCCAACTCATTATCCGATAATCAAAGTCTTGCTCAAATAATTTAATTAAATTAGTATCAAGCATTAGATAATCGCTGTCTATTAGAATAGTTTCATCGTAAGGACTTAGTTCATATGCTCTAAAACGATCGCCATTGCGCCAGCTGCCTTCTACATCTATTTTGCGATTTTTAAGTTCGTTACTGACATAGACTATGTTGTCAAAGCCCTGTGCTGTAGTTCCGTGCTCTGTAACTAAGGTAACAGGTAATCCTGTAGTATGTTTAACTAGTCGTGCGCAATGTTCAGCTATAGTAACGTAGCTGGTCTTTTCTGTATCAAAAGCAAAAAGCAGTACTCCTCTAGACTTTGCGGGCACGTTTGATTTCGTCATGTTGGATATGCCAGGTGTTCATTACCATTTGATAATGTTGTCGACACAATGTCAGAAGCTCGAGCCTACTAACTAGTATTGGATTTTGATAGGTATCTTCTAGATATAACTCATCAGAGTCCCAGGCATTAAGGAACGCTATTAGCTCTGGGGTAACTTTAAACAGGCCGCTATTGTGTGTTACCTGTAGATCTGTTTGAATTTTTTCTCGTAAGATACGTTTGTTGACTTGATAGTCAGTGGCTAAACGTATTTCTTGGGTAAGGTTGTCTAAGTCGCTCATACTAGTAATTATCTAGTATAGCAACCCAGTGAGAAAAAAGCAACCGAAAAGGTTGATTAAACTGCTGCAATAGTTGGATTGCCCCAGCTAGCTGATAGATAGGTTGTTGCTGGTGGAGTGTATGTACCGTTATAGGCCATAGTTACGTTTACAGCGTCGTTTAACCCTACGTAGGTTGTAGGGATATTCCACCCAATTGTAACGGTAATTTGTAGACCGTTATCACCATTACCGCCAACGTTGGTGGTGCTTGTTTTTACGTTAAAGTTTGTATAATCACTGTTATATTCGTAACGATAATTACTTGAATAGACCTGACTTGCGAGTTGATTTGTTGTAGTTAATCCCCAATAACCAATACTATTTGTAGTACGGGTTGCGCCGTTAGTTCCTGTGTATGATGATGCGCTGTTAGTCATCACACCACCTTTAAGATTAGTGCCCAAGTTTGTCACTAAGTCGGCACTACGTAATGTACCATTATTGTTCGTAACACCTGTAATATTCCAACCAATACGTCCACCACAGTTAAAGAAATAACGTGCAGCATTGCCACTTGCCCAGGTGAACGTCATGGCTTTTGTACCTGAGAATGCACCAGTGCCACCAGTAATATTGTAACCAGTCAAAGTAGTTGTTACTAGTGTGCCCGTGGCTGCAGCAGTTAGTCGACTACTGTAAGAAGTATTAACCGCAGTTTGCAGAGTAGCTAGATAGGTAATAGTTGTACCTGCTGTTGGCGCACTAATACCAGACCCTGCACCACTTTGGTGTAGCCTAGCATTGTTTAATGTATTAACTAAACTTGCCCATTGCGTGGCTGTCACCGTTCCGCTGGCACTAACAGCACTAACAGCAGTTTG